TTGTTTGGTAAAGATACTTCTAAGATATCTACTGCTGAACTGAAAAGAGATATATTAATATTTGCTAAAAGCAATCCAAGTGATTTTTTAGAAGCGATTAATGACCCAACAATGAAGGTTCAAGGTACAGTTCAATTGTTCTTTGATAAGGGTTTATTAACCTTTAGAAGAAACAATAAAGAGATATGGTTTAACACACCATCTAACAAAACAAGAATGCTTGTTGTTCCATTCAATGAAGACCCATTGTATTTAGCAACATCATACTTGCAGAGTGATGAAGGAATTGACTCACTAAAAATGCTTGAGAATCTTATAGAAGGATAATCAGTATTTGAATAAATTAAAGATACCCATATTGCAAAATATGGGTATTTTTTTTGACTTATATTTGCAGTATAGTCATCATCACGAAGATGATGTTTTTAACTAACAAATTATTTATTATTATGGAAAAATTTCTAAAAATCAGTCTAAGTGATGCTTTTCACTTAATTCCAATTAAGAACATTATTGGAGTAGAAGTAGGAGCAAACACTAAGGTTAAAATTCTTTATGGTATGGTAGGTCACAGAGCCACCGGAGCATCTCAAGTATTAGGATTTGAGATTACAGCTACAACAGCAGCAGATGCGGCTAAAACTAAAGAGCAGTTAAACAGTATCGTAGATGCTATTGAATCAGCTTTACAAACAAGTTGGACTAATCCTTACTACACGCTTAGCCCTAAGTATGCTATTACAGCAGTAGCTCAAATTGAAGTTGAATACTCTGCGTAAGAATAATTAACTTTCAAAATCATAAGAGTCCGATTTTTCATCGGACTCTTTTTTTTTGTTATCTTTGTACAAAAGTTTATTATGATAAACTCAGTAAGAAATACAGTCTTTTCGGTTCTTAACAAGAATAACTATGGGTATATATCTCCACAGGATTTTAATTTGTTTGCCAAGCAAGCACAGCTAGAAATTTTTGAAAATTACTTTAGTGATTACAATACATCAATTAATAAAGAAAATGCTAGAGTATCAGGGTCTGAGTATGCTGATATGACAAAAGGCATTGAAGAGTCTATAGATACATTCTCAACAATAAGAAACTTTGACCAAAAAGCATTTAATAGATACCTTACACCATCTCAATTAACTACAGGGGATGATTACTATTTATTAAATAAGGTATTGGCATATACTACGTTTTTAAAGGGTGGAACAAACGGAACAAGTCCACAGCCATTTACAATGATAGATAGTGGTTTTGCAGGTGTTGTATCTGTTGGCGATATAGCAGTAAATTTGTTTACATTAGAGCAAACAATAATTACAAACGTATCTAATACTATACTTAACTTGGAAGACAATATATTTCCTCCAACTACGGGTAATGGGAAAAAATATTCTATATTTAAACCTGAGAACTATGAAGCAGAGAAGGTAACGAATAGTAAGATTAGTATGTTAGCTAACTCATTACTTACTGCACCTACTAAAACTTTTCCTGCGTATTCTTTAAATACTGATTCGGTAACAGTATTACCAAAAACAATAAACAATCCCGGACAAATATTTAGTCAGTATATTAGATACCCTAAAGACCCTAAGTGGACATACAGTACACTTACAGGAGGGCAGCCTGTATTTGACCAATCTCAATCGGATTATCAAGACTTTGAGTTACCAATTAGTGATGAGGTGAATTTAGTAATTAAAATACTTCAATACTCAGGTATACAGATAAGAGAAGCTCAGGTAGTTCAGTTTGCTAATTTAGAAGAACAAAAAGATAATCAACAATAATGGCATATATATCACAGTATCAATATTATGAAAATGGGGGAACAGCCCCTGAAGATGCGAATTGGGGTTCATACCAATATGTCAGCTTGTATGATATAGTCAACAACTTTATGTTGATGTATAATGGAAACCATTCACTTGTAAATAACGAGGAAAGATTTAAGGTATTGTTTCACGCAAAGAGAGCAATACAAGAACTTAATTACGATGCGTTTAAAGAGCTTAAAGTATTAGAGCTGAATGTGAATGACTCTTTGAGATACATATTGCCTTCAGACTACGTTAATTGGGTTAGGGTGAATATATACAAAGATGGTTTACTTAGACCACTAACTGAGAATATTCAGATAAACTCTTCTCTTGCATACTTACAAGACAATAATAATAGAATATTATTTGATTCTGATGGTAATGCATTATCACCACAGTTTTCTCAGATTGATTTAGATAGAATTACAAACCAAAAGAAAAGCATATACCTTAATCAGGGAAGTCAATTTGATGGGATGGAAGGATACTATTACGAAGGGAATTGGTATTTTGATTATGCTATCGGTGCACGATATGGTTTAAATACAGAAACGGCAAATATAAACCCTACATTTAAGATAGATAAAGCAGCAGGTGTTATAAACTTTAGCTCAGGTATGAGTGGAGAGCTTTGCATACTTGAGTATGTATCTGATGGTATGAAAGGTGGGGATGACTCTAAGATTAGTGTAAATAAATTATTTGAAGATTATGTGTATGCATATATCGAATACGCAATATTAAATAGTAAACTTAATGTGCAGGAGTACGTTGTACGAAGAGCACAGAAGAGAAAGACTGCTTTATTGAGAAACGCTAAGATAAGAATAAGTAACATCCACCCGGGTCGATTGTTAATGAATCTAAGAGGTCAAGATAAGTGGTTAAAATAATATGGCGAATATTACAAGAAACTTCATAAAAGGTAGAATGAATAAGTCGGTTGATGAACGACTTATCCCTGATGGCGAATATATAGATGCAATCAATGTTCGTATGGGTTCTACGGAAAGCTCTGAAATTGGTGTAATAGAAAACACTAAGGGTAACTTATCTTTAACAGCAATACAATACAAAGGCACACCTTTAAGTACAGATGCTAGATGTATTGGTGCATATGAGGATGGAGCTAATGAAACAATATATTGGTTTATTCACGATAGTAGCTATCCTGTATCTAACGAAGCACCACTTGGTATAATTGATTTAATAGTATCATATAATACTTTAACAAATCAAATAGTATATCATCTTATTAGTGTAAATAAAGATGACACTAGAACAACATTAAATTTTAATTCCGACTATCTTATAACGGGTGTAGATTTAGTTGAGGATTTGTTGTTTTTTACAGACAATATAAATCCACCAAGATTTATTAATGTAAAAAGAAATTACCCTGACCCTGCTTTATTTACTGTAATTTTAACTAAGGCTTATGATTATAACGTACAGCCTCAGATATTAGAAGAAGAGTTACAGGTAATAAAAAAACCACCTTTGTTTTCTCCTTCTGTTGATTTGGTTAAAACATCTTCCGAAGAAAGTTACTTAGAAGACAGATATATATGCTTTGGGTACAGGTATAGATATGCTGACAATGACTATTCAGCAACATCGCCATTTTCTCACCCTGCTTTTTATCCTGAATCATTTTCATATAGCTTAGACACTACCGTAAATGAAGGGATGGTAAATAGATTTAATACTGCTAATGTAACTATAAATACGGGAGGACCGTTAGTGAAAGGTATTGATTTATTATTTAAAAGTGCACAAGATGGAATAATAAAGGTAATAGAAAAGTTAGATAAATCTGATTTAGGATTAGCCAATAATTTTGACTATACCTTTGCGTTTGATAATAGCAACATATTTACCATACTTCAAGATTCTGAGATATTAAGATTATATGACAATGTACCTAGGTTTGCTTTAGCTCAAACAATAATGGGAAATAGGCTTATCTATGGAAACTATGTAGATGGTTTTAATCTTAAAAGGGGGCTTGACCCAACTAGAGTTGAGTATTTTGTAGATTTAATTAGCGAAAAAGATGTTGTTACTGAAGCTGATGAAACTATTTCATCTACAAATTTCTCTATCCCCGGGTTTTTCCCTACTATAGTAACTGACGGTAAAGTTGATTTTGATTTTTCTGCTATACCAAATTCCGATTTAGTTAGAGGAGCTAGTATTGTTTTTGATTTTACAATACAGCACGAGCAATTTGAAACACAGCCAACAGGTCCTCAGCCTGATTCGGGAGAAGAAACACCTGAAACTAGTTTATCGTTTATTTTTACGTTACCTAAAGACTATAACAATATATATGAATTAGCAAATAGTAATGAGTTTAAAAACACTATTGGTATTGGCGGTTCTGCTTCTAACAGAAACATTCAGCCTATTTTTTCTTCAAGTGCTCCTAACCCTGCTTGCAATGGAACTAGGTTTACAGATTTTTTCAATTGTTCGATACCCATTACTTTGTCTACAGACTTAGGTAGTGCTACTAAATTTACTAGTGGTACAGGTACAATTGGAAACAAAGCCTTAGATGGAGGACCTGACAATAATCAATCAATAGATGTATTTACTAGCACTAGTAATAATATTATAACTTTTAGGTTTCCTTATGTTAAGTTTGTTTTAGACACAGCAGACCCTGATGGAACTGATAAATATTTTTACGAATTTTATAAAATACTTAATGCAGAGGCAAGTTTTTCTGTATTAGGAAATATAGAAAGTCTTCATAGTAATAGAAA